GTGGCAAAGGCTGAACCGAACGACGTATTCACCGACATCGGCACTCAGTTAGGCGCTTTGATGGATACCCATGACGAGATTGCCAAGCTGTTGTTGAAAGAGCAGTTGGAAGCAAAGACGGTATACAAAGGGGATGACAGCGTGGGTAAGCGGGCATTGCGCCGGATACTGATCAACTCAAGGCTGGATGCGATATGGGCCGAGGTTAGAGAGACGATGGTATATAAAGCCCCGCCGGAGTTAGGTGCGCTGTGGAGCAAGTTCGATGAGATGCGGCAGGAGATTATTGCCGAGCAGGAGATAGCCCACGCAGAGGAACTGAGACTGGCTCAGATAGCAACATGGCGACGCAGAAAAAGAATAGCGGAAATCAGGGCAAAGGCAATGTGGGTTTCGGCAGTACTCTTCGTAATAGTATGGGCGGTGGGTCTAATGTGGCTAACGACAAGAAGCATGATTACGAGAACGTCCCTTGGTCATTGATTGTCGTAGTACTCACCGTGGTGCTGATGTTCTTTATCGTGATGCCGATCTTAGCGTTCATGTACTACGACATGTATTACGCAACCCAAGCGGCGGTGCAAGAGGTGAGGAAGATGCGGGAACTGCGCAAAGAGATACAGATTGAGAGGATGTACGGACAATGATCACGTTGGCACAGTTCAAGAAGTTCGCACCCAATACCAAATACGCCCAGCAGTGGTACGACACCCTGTTCGGTGCGCAGTCTGAGTTCGGTGGCAAGTCTCTCCTAGATGAGTACCAGATCAACACCCCGAAGCGCGTTGCGGCGTTCCTAGCCCAGTGCGGCCATGAGTCAGGCGGCTTTGTGTTTGTCACAGAGAACCTGAACTACAGCGCGTCAGGACTCATGCGTGTGTTCCCCAAGTACTTCCCAACGCAAGAACTCGCCAAACAGTACGAGCGCAACCCCAAGAAGATTGCCAGCCGGGTTTACGCCAATCGTATGGGTAACGGGGATGAGGCGTCTGCCGAGGGCTTTGCCTACCGGGGAAGAGGAATTTTGCAGCTAACTGGCAAGGATAATTATTTTTGGTTTGGTGCTTCTCTTGACCTAACTCCTCAACAAGCGTCGGAATACTTGGAGACCTTCGAGGGTGCAGCACAGAGCGCCTGCTGGTTCTGGGAGACGAACAAGCTGAACCGGTTTGTCGATGGCAACGACTTCAAGGGCTTAACCCGTGCGATCAACGGCGGCTATATTGGATTGGCAGATAGGGAGCATCACTATGAAATTGCGTTGGCTATGCTTGATACTGGCAGTCGTTTGGCTTAGTGGGTGTGAGCGGTTTCGGTACTTTTGCCAGAATCCTGAAAACTGGGACAAACCACGATGCCAACGTCCACAATGTGCGGTAACAGGAACTTGCCCGGATCAGTTAATCAAGCCTGAAGTGTTGAAAGAGGAACCCAATGAACCCGCTAAAGTTAATAAGCCAGTTCCTTGCAATGACGCAGGAGCAGCACGATGCAGTAATTAAGTTCTGTATCGCTGTAACCTTCTGCTGCACCGTGATCATCATGGTGGGCGTTAGCTTGTATTCGGTGGTATTCGTCGAGCAGCCGATGGGCGGGATGGCCCCGGCAGACAAGCAGTTCTTCCTAATTTTGTCAGACATGTCCAAGTACATCCTCGGGAGCCTCGCGACCCTCCTCGCGGTCAAAGGCAAAGACGCGCTTCAGCAGTTCGTGCCACCGGGGTTATCGACCAAGGAAGAGCGCGATGACAAGCCGACTCCACCGGCACCCAAGGCACCTGCCCCTACGCAAACACCCATACGCATGGAGCCAACGATTGACCCTATTAGTTCAGCGCCGTCTGTAGCTACAGGCTATGGCGGCAAGCCAGCCCCAGTACAACCACCACACCCGGAGATCACATGATGAAGCTACTCAGCCTGCGTATGATTGTTACTGTTTTAACAAGCTTAGTGTTAGCGATTCAGATTCACGCTGCGGAGACGAAGAAGGTCTGCAACACCCAGAAGGATAAGAAGGGTAAAGAGGTGCAGGTCTGCAAGGAAGTGCGAGTACACAAAAAGTTGGATAGCGCCACCAAGGTACCGCCAAAGTGACAGCGTTTTTCAACCCGTGGGTCTTGCTGACGTTCGTGCTTGCTATTGGCGCGGCGGCTGGGGGCGGGTATTATCAAGGAAATACTGCGGGTCGCGCAGAAGTTCAACAGGCATGGGATAAAGAGAAGGCCGAGCAGTACGCCGCTTATGCCAAGGGGCAGGAAGAAGCCCGGCAACGTGAGCAAGAAATGCAACAGGCGGCGGACAAGCTGCGGAGGGAAAAAGATGCGCAGATCAGGGACATTAATGCTCGTGCTACCGCTCTTACTAACAGCTTGCGCGACAGGCAGGAGCGCCCCGCCAAAGATGGTTCCATGTCCGGTACCGCCCGATCTTGCGCTGGAGCCTCCGGTGCGGAATTGGCAAAAGGAGATGGAGAGTTTCTTGCAGGGTACAGTGCCGACGCAGCCCGCCTCCAAGCAGCCCTCGACCAGTGCGTCAAACAATACAACGCCGTCAGGCAAAAGTAAGGAATAGTCATGCCAAGTACATACAGCCCAGACCTACGAATCGAACTGATTGCCAACGGTGAGCAATCAGGTACTTGGGGTTCGACAACCAACAGCAACCTTGGCACGATTGTCGAGGACGCTATTTCCGGGCTGGCTACAGTCTCAGTCATCTCTGCCAACCAAGCGTTGACTGCATTGAACGGCGCGGCAGACCAAGCGCGATGCGCAGCGGTATCTCTATCTACAACGACGGGTGCAAACTTCGCAGTGTATGTGCCGCCTGTTACTAAGTTGTACGTTGTGCGCAATACTGATCCTACCTACACGGCAACAGTCTATTGCTCGACCGTCATCGGCAACACCACCGCAGCAGGCACAGGCGTAGCTATCCCAGCAGGCAGAACAGTCTTGCTTCGTGCAGACGGTACCAACATCGTTGAGCAGCTAAACCATGTGGTCGGCAACTTTAGCCTTGGCGGTACGCTTAATGTGGCAGGCACTTCGACCCTAACAGGCGCAGTCAGCGCACCGGCTGGTGTTACGGGCAATCTATCAGGCAACGTCACGGGTAACGTCACGGGTAACTTGACAGGCAACGTCTCCGCAGGTGCTGGGACAATCACAACATCTAACTGGACGATCCAAGAATCGGGCGGGTCACTTTTTTTCCGCTACGGCGGCTCCAACAGGATGCGCTTGGACTCGTCGGGTAACTTGACCGTCATCGGCAATATCACTGCGTACGGTTCGCTCTAAGGAGCATTAGATGCCGCTACCAAGTTCTGGCCCAATATCCTTCTCTGACATTCAAAGTCAGTTTGGTGGGTCTAACCCTATCTCACTCAGCGAGTATTATCGCGGGGGTGCGTTTGTCACCAATGCGCCGATTAACAGTACGATCCCAACATCGGGCACCATTTCGGTAGGCAACTTCTACAGCACGTCTGGTCGGGTGGCAATTAACGTCACGATCTCGGCGAACACGACAAACTACAACGCCTATGACAACAGGACAGGCGGCTACATTCCGGGCGTATCTGATCTGACGTACACCATTAACGCAGGCGTAGTAGTTGGCGGTAGCAGCACAGGGTTCGAAGCGTTCTCTGTAACGTCATCATTCCTATCTACCGATACGGTCACGATTGTTAACAACGGGCGTATCACTGGTGCTGGTGGTGCTGGTGGTAACGGCGCAAACTTCTCACCCGGAGGTTCAACAAACGGCTTCCCCGGCGGGGGTGGTGGCACTGCTCTGTATGTACAACGTGCGGTAACCGTCGTTAACAATGGTGTTGTCGCAGGGGGCGGTGGTGGCGGTGGTGGCGGTGGCGGTTCTTACTTCAGCCGTAACAAGGGTGGTGACGACAACATCGCAGGTGGTGGAGGTGGCGGCGGTGCTGGCTCTATAGTAGGTGCTGGTGGGGCTGGCGGGTTTGCATCTGGGCAAGAAGCCAACTACAACGGTAATGCGGGTTCGGCAGGCACACTGACCGCAGGTGGCGCTGGCGGTAGTACCGGTGGTGGCGGTTATGGTGCTCCAACAAGTTATGGTGGCGCAGGTGGTGGCCCCGGTGTTGCGGGGACCGCAGGTGTTAATGGGCAAATCGGTACAAGTGGCGGTGCGGGCGGTGCCGCAGGCTTCTATGCTACCGGCAATAGCAACATCACATGGTCGGTCACCGGTACACGCTTGGGTCAAGTCGGAGGATAAAGAATGAGCATAATCAAAGTCAAAGTAGTTGGTTACGACGAAGCGTCAAACGCACTGCTGGTGTCGTACGCCTCTAGTGAAACACAATCACAAAACCCTGATGACTACCCGCCAGTAGCAGTGCAGGTCAACGGCACCGATGACATTGAAAAGATCAAGCATCACGTAGCTCTGATTGGCACGTCGGTGGTGCAAGCGCAGGTTAATAAAGAACGACTTGCCAACAATGAAAACAAAGTAAACGAGATTAAAGACTTGGTGGGGCAGGAGTTTAGCTACGCCGAGAGTGACCTCGGTACTAGCGCCGATGGGTTTGCCAACGAGGTCAGCCTATGATCACCTTCAAGACAACGACATGTCGCGGCTTTGTCTTGTGCGTCGGCAGTGGATTGCAGAACGACACGCTGGTGCAAAAGAATGAAGGTGCGGGTGTAGCGATCCAATATATCTACGGCTATAAGGGCCACGGTACTGTAACAAACGGTCAGATGTCTGACGCGCTTGAGGGTAAGAAGCTACTCGACATGACCAAGTATATGGGCACCGAGCTTACGTTCACCATGCTGGGTGACCCGACCATGTGGATAGCGATTAACCCAACGCCAGACACCGCTCGGTTTGATGCTGAGTTTCTAGCCGGTGGTACATCGCAGACAGTGCAGGGCACAGAGAAGCGCCGTTACATCTTGTGTTTGGATGGCACGGTTCAGTGCAACGACACGACGCTTGAGGCTACCAAGTATGTAGCGTTGCGCAGTGATTCGAATGTGTCGGTAGTTGTCCCCGAAGGTTCAGCCGCAGTGGTACTTACGACGGTGTAAAAATGCCATTACAGAAACTTCAGTTCCGCCCCGGCGTTAACCGCGAGGGCACGACGCTTGCCAACGAAGGTGGTTGGTATGACTGCGACAAGATACGATTCCGCTCTGGCTATCCTGAGAAGATTGGCGGCTGGGCAGCGGCTTCGTTCAACACGTTTCTTGGCGTGTGCCGGTCGCTGTGGAACTGGGTGACATTAAAGAGCTACAACCTGATGGGTGTTGGCACCAACCTGAAGTTCTATGTGGAATCGGGTGGCGCTTACTACGACATCACACCCCTGCGTGAAACCAATACCAACCCGTCAAATCAGATTACGTTAGATATTACTAACGGCTCCAACATACTGACCATCACCGATGTAAACGCTGAGTCGCTGCAAGTAAACGACTTTGTGACATTGGCGGGCGCGACTGATCTTGGTTCTTCTGGTACGAATGTCACAGCGGCGGTGTTAAATCAAGAGTATCAAATCGCCTCTGTTATATCAGGTACTCAATACACCGTCGTGCTTTCGGTAACTTCTAACCGCACCGCTTCATCTAGCACGATGACGGGGTTAACGATTGCGTATCAAATTAATACAGGCTTTGCGATTTACACCATCGGCACAGGTTGGGGTGCAGGGCCGTGGGTGCCGTACGCAACAATAACACTGACGGATCCGTTTGCCACAAACAGTGGCTCTTCAACAATCACCGTTACGCAAAACAACCACGGCTTGAGCAACGGGCAGTACGTTTATTTCCAGTCTATATCTGACACGAGCATCAGCGGTATACCGAACACGGCTATGCAAAAGGCGTTTCAGGTAACGGTGACTGGCACTAACACGTACACGATTTCAACAATTATCGGTGGGATTACCTACACGGCAAATGCTACGGATGCAGCAGAAGGTGGCACCGTTGTAGTTAACTACCCATCTACCACAGTAGCAGGTAGTAGCAATCGTGCTTGGAGTTCTGGAACGACAACCGGCTTTGGTTTCCAGCTTCGCTTGTGGAGTCAGTCCAACTTTGGTGAAGACCTGTTGTTCTCACCACGCGGCGGCGCTTTGTATCTGTGGCAACCGGGGTCGGCAGCTACACCTGCGTATGGCACTCGTGGGGTACTGATTTCTGGTACTGATGTGCCAAGCCAGATCAACGAGATCATGGTGTCGGATCAGACGCGTATTGTGATTGCGTTTGGTTGCAGTGAATACGGCACTTATGGAACAGCCGTATTTGATCCAATGTTAATCCGCTGGACTACGCAAGAAGATTACACTGACTGGACGCCAAATGCGACTGACCAAGCAGGTAGCTACCGCCTGTCCCACGGTTCTGAAATTGTAGGTGCACTGCAAACCCGTCAAGAGATCAACGTCTGGACAGATGCCGCCATCTACTCCATGCAGTACCTTGGCCCACCGTTTGTCTGGGGTTTCACACTACTATCTGACAATATCTCTATTGCTTCGCCAAACGCGATGGCAACTGCTGCGGGCGTGGTGTACTGGATGGGTACGGACAAGTTCTACGTCTACTCAGGCCGAGTGGAAACACTGCCATGCGCGGTGCGTACATATATCTACGACAACATCAACCGGGATCAGTTCTCACAGGTCTATGCTGGTACCAATGAGGGCTACTCTGAAGTCTGGTGGTTCTACTGCTCACGGAACTCTGACGTTATCGACCGCTATGTGATCTTCAACTATCTGGATCGTGTGTGGTATTACGGCTCTATGGACAGAACGGCATGGCTGGATACGTCCTTGCGTGACTACCCAATAGCGGCAACGAGTAGCAACATTTTGGTTTATCACGAAGCGGCGGTGGACGATGGCTCGACTAACCCTGCAAGCCCGATAAATGCGTATGTGCAGTCATCTGACTTTGATATTGGTGATGGGCATAACTACGGGTTTGTGTGGCGAATGATTCCTGATATTACGTTTGACGGCTCAAATACGTCGGGTACAACCACCATCAATCCAGAAGTTAATTTTACGGTGCGCCCACGCCAAAACCCCGGTGCCAACTATGGCACATCAAATGCCCCGGTGGTTCAATCCGCGCAAACCTATCAGACGCAAACTGTTTACACAGTGCAAGAATTTACTGAGATTGTGTACACACGGATTCGCGGGCGGCAGATGGCATTCAAGGTGGAGTCCAACACATTAGGTACACAGTGGCAGTTGGGTGTGCCGCGAATTGATGTTCGACCAGACGGTAGACGCTGATGACTGTACAAACTAAACCAGTAGCTTTACCTAAAACGCCGCTGCTGCCATACGCGCCGGTTGTTTATGACAGGCAGTATCAAGACACGCTCAATAACATCCTGCGCCAGTACTTTGCCACGCTAGATAACTTTGCATCTCAGTTCTGTTTGAGCGGTGTTTATACAGTAGCAACATTACCCGGCGCGGGTGCTTTGGGTGCGGGGGCCAGAGCGTTTGTCATTGACTCGTCGGTATCAACATTTGGTACCACGGTAGCTGGCGGCGGCAGTACAAAAGTGCCGGTTTATTCAGATGGAACCGACTGGAAAGTTGGGTAATTGGGGTAGTGAAGTGTTAAACTTTGACAAATTTTCTTGGATGAGGTAGCGATGAGCCTCCATACTTTAGCCAACCATCTCCAGTCTGCTGGACGCGGGGACGATAAAGTCCTCGTACACATGACCCCGAAGGAAGTTGGTGGGCTGCAAGCGCTTGCGATGGCGCATGGTGGTTCGCTTACCATCAACCCAGAGACCGGCTTACCAGAGGCAGGATTTCTAAAGAGTCTGCTGCCAATGCTGGCAGGTGGCGCTTTGACAATTATGTCAGGTGGCGCACTATCTCCATTGATGGCTTCGATGATCGTCGGTGGCGGTACGGCTGTTGCAACTGGTAGTTTGCAAAAAGGCTTGATGGCAGGTCTTGGTGCCTACGGCGGTGCTGGCTTGGGCGCTGGCTTATCAAGCATGGGTACCGCCGCTAATGCTGCAAACACTGCTGCCGCGACTGGCGCTACCACCGGCGCTACCACCGGAGCCACAACTGCTGCCCCAACGTTATTCCCGTCTGGTGCAAATGCGGCGGGCGCACAGGCTAGTACGCTTGGCAACGTGGCAAAAGGTGCTGGACCGTTCCCGGATTTCATACCCAAAGATGCTGGTCTTGTTGCGGCCAAGCCGATGGCGTTTAATCCGGCATATACCCCTAGCCCAGTAACTGCGGCAGCAACGCCTGCAAGCACACTTGGCAACATAGGTCAGGGTGTTGTTGCACAGCCCGGCGCAATGAGTACTGTGGGCGCTGGACTTAAGCAGGCGACAACAACCGGAGTGCAGGGGTTGAAAGATCTGTATGCCGCATCAGAAGCAGCCGCGCCTTACTCTGGCGTAGCTTCGCTAGGCAGTTTGGCGATGGGCGCATATGACACTGACAAGAAAAAGCTGCCCACACAATCTCCCGGCATGATCCGTCCATATACCTACGAGCGGACTCAGCGACCAGAAGCGTATGACATGGGTGAGCCTATTTATTCCGCGACACCAGGATCAAGCGCAGAGCGCAATTACTTTACTGAGAAATACACTGCGTTGACACCGTATGAAGCGCCGGGACCGGAGTACAGAAAAGCTGCGGAAGGTGGCGTAGTAGGGCTGGCTGTTGGCGGCCCCGTG